AACCACAAAAGATGAATTAAAAACCATTACAGAAGACATGGAAAAACAATCTATGGAAGGTGTAGATGAAGATTTTTTAGATGGACCGCCTTGTCTTGCTTTGATTTCTAAGATATCTAACCAGGAAACTTTTGATGGTAAGGATAGATTTATGTATAATTATCATGTGTTTGTGAAGATGAAGTATGCAGATAACTGGGAACAAAAAGTAAAGAATGCACCCGTAAAATATTTTGCAAGAGAACACGCTAATGCGTGGGATGATAATAAATTAAAACAAAAAACAAGGTCATGGAACAGATCAGAAAAAGGTTATACTTGTAATCAAAGTCCTATAAGTGATTTTTGTAAAAAAGGTATTTGTGTTAAAAAGAAGTTTGGAATACTAGCAGGATCAAAAGGACAGTATCCTGTATTAACAAACTTAAGAAAGATAGACATAGAACCAGATCCGGAATATGAATTTGATGTAACTAAACCAGATGGTATTGGTAAAGCAACTGTACACTGCAGAACTATTGAGCATGTAACAGACCAACGTAAACGTAGAAACTCGATAGCAAAAGCTGCAGGGTTTCCACCACCAATTATAAAAGCACCAGAAGATCAAACAGTATTAGAAGCATTATTCCAAACACAGAAAGTAATTAACCCACCAGTCGGTACATCACCAAAAGAAAAACTACATGATGTATTACATGCAAAAATAAATGGACCTAAAGCTATGAACGATGCATCATTTAAATCTGGTACAGTATTAATAGAAGATGGTTATGCATACTTTAAGTTTGATAAATTTTACGACAAATTAAAATCTAAAAACTGGAAACATGGTGAAGACAAGACAGGTGTTATGATGAAGACTAACTATAAGAGTTGTGACATAGATTTCTTAGATCAAAAAAGATTTCCAACAAAAGAAAAAGGTAAATATAATACACCTACTAAGAATGTGGTGTCAATAAACATAGAACAATTTGAAGATGTTAAAATTAATCACACTAAACTAAAACACAACACGGAGATAATGTAATGAAAGCAAAACAAATAATAGTGGAAGGAATACATTTTAGAAGTAAATTAGAAGCAAGGTGGTATTTATTTTTTAAAAAATTAGGTTGGAACGTTGTTTATGAACCAGAAATCGAAGGTCTTACAGGTTGGTTACCAGATTTTTTAATTATAGGTAAAGGATTTAAAACATTAGTTGACGTCAAACCTATTGATTCAGAAGAAGAGTGGGAAGATAGTGATTGGAACTACGAAGAGGACCTTCCAAAAAAAATAATACATAAGGCTCATAAAGATTATGATAAAATAATGAACTCCGGTATAAAAAATTTATCAGAATATGAATTACTTATTTTAGGTACTAACCTAAGATTAGATGGACGTAATGGTTTTGGTGTTTTGTTCGAAAGAATGATTGATCATGATTACGATGAAGAGACAAAAAAACATGTTGGAACAGATATGAAAGATATCCATAAAGTTTCGGAGTGTATGTTTGTAGAAAGTAAAGATGAAATAGGATTTTTTAGTAGCGAACAAAGTTGGAGTTGTAAGATAACTGGAGACCACGGTAAATTATACAAATTTAGAGAAGACATTGCAGATCAACCATTTTTTAAAAAGATAGATACTATGTGGAATGAATCTTGGTCTGAACTTAGATGGAAGGGTAAGGAGGTCAATGAGCGTTAGAAAAATATTAGGTCCTCCAGGTACCGGTAAAACAACTAGACTTATTAAGTATGTAAAAACATTTGTTAAACTTGGTACACCAATTGATAAGATAGGGTACTTTGCATTTACAACTAAAGCAGCAGATGAAGCAGTAGATAGAATGTTAGATGCATATCCGAAACTACAGAAAAAAAATTTAAAATATTTTAGAACTTTACATTCACTAGCATTTAAAAGACTTGGATTAAAAAAATCTCAAGTCATGCAAGAGGAGCATTACGAAGATATTGGTAGACAGCTTGGAATAGAAGTTACAGTTTACTCTAACGGTCAGGAAAAAACTGGGTTTGTAGATTCTGACAGTGAGTATTTTAACATAATCAATGCAGCAAGAATTAAAAATTTAACTATTGAAGAAGAGTACAACACGGACATGTACTCAGAAGACATAGATAAACATATGTTGCAGATACTAAAAGACGAAGTAGATAATTATAAGTATTCTTACAAACTCGTAGACTTCACTGACATGATTGAAAAATTTAATGTGGCAGAATTGTGTCCGAAATATGATGTAATATTTGTAGATGAAGCGCAGGATTTATCGCCAATACAGTGGAAAATGTACGATATACTTAAGAAAAACTCTAAACATGTTATCTTAGCCGGTGATGATGATCAAGCTATTTATGGTTGGGCTGGTGCAGATGTGCAAAGGTTTCAAGAGGAGCCGGCAAAAGACATAGTCTTGCCACAATCTTACAGGGTGCCTCAAGCAGTGCAACAGATCGCTGATCAAATATTAAATCGTATACCTGATGATAGAAGAATTAAAAAACAATGGGCACCGCGTCCGGAAACAGGGAACGTGGATCATATAACATCTATAGAAGATGCACCACTACATCAAAGTGACTGGTTAATATTAGCTAGAACTAATGACAAATTAATTAAATTAAAATCTATCTTAAGGGACATGCCTATTTACTTTGAAATAAAGGGTAGGAAAAGTTATAAAACAAGATTGTATACAGCAATAAAAAATTACACAAGATGGACTAAGGGGGACAAACTTTCTTTGTCTGAATGTAAAGATTTGTTTGAATATTTAGAACTAGATCAAGAGTTAAAAGAAGAAAGAATGTATGACTTGCAAGAGTTTGGTTATAAAACTACTGATGAGTGGTACGAAGTTTTTAAATCTGATCCAGAAGAATGTTTATACATTAGAGAAATGTTAAGGTCGGGAGAAAAACTAGATAGTCCAGCACGAGTTAAGTTATCAACAATACATGCAGCCAAAGGTGGTGAAGCTACAAATGTTTTAATTATTTTAGATAACACAAAAAAGATAAGAGAGGCCCTTGACAAAAGTGAAGACAAGCAAGATGAAGAACACAGAGTTTGGTATGTAGGAGTTACACGTACAAAACAAAATTTATTTATAATGACAGCTAAACAGGAGGACAGAGGTTATGACATCGAAAGCATTACATAAACAAGTTTCGGGGACACATTATTTGTATATGGAAATACAGCCCGCAGATTTTATAAACAAGAACAAATTGCTTTTTGCAGAGGGCAATGCTATAAAATACATATGCAGGCACTCAAAGAAAGGCGGAGTAGAAGACATCGATAAAGCAATACATTATTTAGAAATGATTAAAGAAAGAGACTATGGAACCAAATAATCACATACCTTTTTACATGGGTCTATTTACTTGCATATTAGTTCTTTGTTATTTGGTGGCATCATGAAAAGGTTTAATATTACTAAAAAACAAATGGATCTTTTTAATTTTATTAAAAAATATGTTGATGAAAATAATATGGCGCCTTCTTACGAAGAGATGAAAGTAGGTACAGGAGTATCTAGTAAGTGTTTAATTTTTGTGAAAATTAATCAGTTACAAGAAAGAGGATGGATAACAAGGTTACCTGGAAAAAATAGAAGCATAACAATAATAAAAAGGGATTTAAATGAAGATACCAGTATTTAGTGCACAAACAGAATGGGTAATACCTACAGAATTTCCAGACCTTAGACAGGTTGATGAAATTGCAATTGACTTAGAGACAAGAGACCCAGACTTAATTAAAAAAGGATCTGGTGCAATTATTGGTAATGGAGAAGTTATAGGAATAGCTGTAGCAACTGCACATTACAAAGGATATTTTCCTATAGCTCACCACGGTGGCGGTAACATGGATCGTAAAAAAGTTTTAGAATGGTTTAAAGATATTTTAAATGCTACCTCTACAAAAATATTTCACAATGCAATGTATGATGTGTGTTGGATTAGGGCTATGGGTTTTAAAATTAATGGCAGAATTGTAGATACAATGATAGCGGCAGCTGTGACTGATGAAAATAGATTTAGATATGATCTTAATAGTTTGTCATGGAAGTATCTAGGTTTTGGTAAAAACGAAGCTGCACTTGCAGAAGCAGCAGCGGAATGGGGCATCGATCCTAAATCAGAAATGTATAAATTACCATCATTAAATGTTGGTACATATGCAGAGAGAGATGCAGAAGCTACATTTGGTTTGTGGCAAGAAATGAAAAAAGAAATTATATCGCAAGACTTAGAATCTATATTTGATTTAGAAACAGATTTATTTCCTTGTCTAGTTGACATGAGATTTAAGGGCGTAAGAGTTGACGTAGAAGCAGCACATAATCTTAAGAAAACTTTAATAAAAGAAGAGCAAGATATATTAACTGCGATAGAAAAAGAAACTAATGTACGGCCACAAATATGGGCGGCAAGTAGTATAGCAGAAGTATTTGAAAATTTAAAAATAGAGTTTGAACGAACTGAAAAAACACAAGCACCTAGTTTTACAAAAAACTTTTTACAAGAACATGAGCATCCTGTTGTTAATATGATTGCAAAGGCAAGAGAAGTTAACAAAGCACACACAACTTTTATAGATTCTATTCTACGTTACGAACACAAAGGTAGAATACATGCAGAGATAAATCAGTTACGTAATGCAGGGGGTGGTACAGTTACAGGAAGGTTCTCTTATCAGAATCCTAACCTACAACAGATTCCAGCACGTAACAAAGATTTAGGGCCTAAGATCAGGTCATTATTTATACCAGAAGAAGGTTGTAAATGGGGTTGCTTTGATTACTCACAGCAAGAACCGCGTCTTGTTGTACACTACGCTGCATTATATAAACTACCATCAGTGTATGATGTAATAGATTCTTATCAAAATGATTCTGGTGCAGACTTTCACCAGACTGTAGCAGACATGGCAGAGATACCTAGAACACAAGCTAAAACAATGAACCTTGGTTTGTTTTATGGTATGGGCAAAGCTAAACTGCAGGCAGAACTTGGTGTATCAAAAGAAAAAGCTAATGAATTATTTAACACGTATCACGCAAAGGTACCTTTTGTTAAACAACTTATGGACAAAGCATCTAACAGAGCACAGGATAGAGGACAGATTAGAACTTTACTTGGAAGACTATGTAGGTTTCATTTGTGGGAACCAAATAGTTTCGGTATGCATAAGGCGATGAGTCACGAAGATGCACTCCAGGAACATGGACCGGGGATCAAGAGAGCTTACACATACAAATCTTTAAATAAATTAATACAAGGATCAGCTGCTGACATGACAAAAAAATCTATGTTAGATTTATATAAAGAAGGGATTGTAGCGCATATACAGATACACGACGAGCTTTGTGTATCAATAGAAAGTGACGCACAGGCAAAAAAGGTTGTTGAAATTATGGAGCAAGCCGTTACTCTAGAAGTACCAAACAAAGTAGATTACGAACACGGGGTTAACTGGGGGAGTATAAACGACTAATGGCTTATCTTAATGCAAATATACCTGTAATAGAATGTTACGTTAGAGGTAATTATTTAAGAGATCAAAAAGATTCACATGATAAATATTTTGAGGTAGGGGTGTTTGGTTTTAGTTCTATACCAAACAGAGTGCCTCTGTTTCATTTCTTAATGGAAGATGGTGGTCTATGGTGGAGAGCACCTATCACAGCATTTTGTACAAAACCTGGAGTAAAAGAGTTACCATTAGATGAAGTAGTAATGTGGGACAGCTTTAGCTACAATGTAAGTGTTACAACTTTCTATGAGTTGGCTGGTGCAACAATGCAATACACATCAAGACGTAAAGTAAAACGTAAAGGTAAGTATTTATTTACAATTGATTGGTGTGCAGGAGACTTTAATGAATTAAATTTTGGTTACGCAGAAAAACCAGATCAGCATAAATGTGGTCACGTTCTTGAATTAGAGGACGGAAACTTTGCAATACAGCCCAATAACAGGCTTAAAATGTTTGATGCATCAATGGGTGTAGACCCAAACAAAAACTTGATTAACAGACTTGTTACAAGTAAGATATACTCCGTGGAAAATTCAGCTAAATGGATCACAGACGAGCATGAAGAAGGCAGTTATGATTATAAGC